TAGCAGCCCTCAATGTCTTCGCCAACAATTGTAATGGCAACGCCGCCGTTGTCGAATTGTGTAGCGTACTCGGAAGCCGCATTGCCACAGCCGAAATACTTATCAGCTATGCTAACCAGTCCATTCGGGCTCTGGTCGCCAGATCGAAGAGCAGCAGCTTTAGTGTTCTGATATCGGTTGTTGGTGAAAAATGGAGCGTAACTGTTGATTAGCTCAACGCCTCGATAGTTGGCTGAGACGTTGACGCCATCCATGCCGAAACCGCCGATGGACCGAACCGATACGGCGCTCTGGCCAATAGCCTCGCCTGCATTGCCAGGGCCGAGAACTGTCAGGTCGGAAAGGCGGGCCGGCGCATCTTGGAACCCGCCGCTCGGCGGCCCCGCGTCGAACGAGAGAATCGGCGTCGCCGCAGTGTCGTACCGGGTGAGCACCGTCTTGTAGGCGCCCTCACCGGAGATGTGTGACCAGTCGTTGCCGGCCACAGGGCTGAACGTGCCGCCGAACGACCACCGGCCGGTCTGGACGCGCAGGCGATACCCCGGCACCGTCCGAGCGCTCGAAAGGGCCTTGGCCGTCGCCTCGGCCGCGACGAAGGTCGGAAGCTCGTTCTGTGTGTTGTCGCCCTTGCCCTTGATCGTCGAGAGGAGCTGCTGCGCCGTGGTGACCGGAAGACGATCTGCAAAAGCGGAGTTGAGGAAGGTCGATGCGCCTGTATCAGTCGGCGTCACGCTCATCCCCGACACGTCACCGGTCGAGCCGGGGCCGGTGATGGTGAGTTTTGATGCGGTTGCCGCGCCGCCGGAGAGAGAGATGCTGGCGAGCGTCGAGTTGATGGCGGCGATGGCCGAATACAACTCAGTATCGTTCGCATTGAGCTTCGTGAAAGCCGTGCGCGGGACGTCGCCCTGTCCATTGTTCGGGGTTACGCCGATGTTGACCGCGTTCTGACCGGCCGTAATCGGTCCCAAGAGGACGATAAAAGACGCGAACGAGAGAAGAAGTCTGCGAAGCATCATGTCTACACGGCCTTCACGGAGAGCCCATACGGCGTCAAGACGTCTTGAAGCGCTCCGTCAGTCTCGGCGCCCTTCGAATCTCGTGGCCACGGCGTCGGCTCTGATCCGTCCGCCGTCCAAGTCTTGTATCCGGTGTCATGGTCCGCGACGATCAATTGACGCGCGGATGCGTAGATTCGCCCGTCAGCCGAAAGCCAATACCAATCCATCGGATTGTAAATCTTATGCATACTGGCCTCCCGTCGAATACGGAGCGCTCGGCGTAACGGACCCCGGAAAGAAGTTCGTGCCGGAACCCGAAGTGTTGATCGTGCCGTTTAAGGAAACGCTGAACCGAGGACCTGTCGCGGTTCCGCTAATCGTTACGGGCGCCGCAAACTGAACATTGCCGTTGTTTAGGGCCTTGACGCCGCCGTCGGACCAGGCTGGGTTTCCGGTGAATCCGACCGTGCCGCCTGCGAAGGTGATCGCGCCGCCGGAGGCGACCGCCCAACCGCCCATCGACGAGGTAAACACGTTGCCGCCGTTGATCGCCACAGATCCGCCGCCGAACGCCGCGACGTGGAAAAGAGCGCTACCCGGGACGGAGTAAAACGTGACGTTGTTCAGCGAAAGATTGCCGCCGTTCGACGCGCCAGCCGAGTAGTTCGTCGTTCCGGAATTCGAGATCGACAGGCCGATAAGATTGATCTGGCACCCAACCGCGGCGACGGGCGGAACGCCCTGACCGCCGGGGCCGGAAAGAATGTAATTCCCCTGGTTATTGGGGTCGCCGTAGATGATGATGTTCGAACCGACGACCGCAGCGGCGTTCGGCGCCGGGTACGTTCCCGCATTGCCGAGACGAATGGTGACTGCGCCGCCGACCGCCGAAAAGCGAGAAGCCGCCATAATGGCCGCCGCGGGCGTCAAAAAAGCGTGCTGCGGGTCGTTCGCGGAGCCGTCGTTCGTGTCGCTCCCGTCCGTCCGAACGTAAAGCGTCACGCCGGAAACGATGCGCTGAACCTCGGCGCCGCCGAGCCCGGCGAGAACGTACTGGCCCGTGACGGGATCGAAAAGGAAGTGAGCCAGTTGCCCGCCCGGAAGATCGCGCGCCTGAAGCGGGCTTCCGTCGTGGCGCGTGACGTTCTTTGATCCAAGCGTATTCAGTGCGATCGTAACCGGACCGGTGTTCGTGTTCTTGATCCGGATGTAGATCGACCGGAAACCGGTTCCGCTGACCGGAGCCGGGTCGAGAGCAGCCTGGATCACGTTAACGGTTGTCGAGGTGTCTTGAGCTTCGTACACGCCGGACAACATCTCGGCGAACGCAGCTCGAAGATTCAACTTGAAAGCCGAGACGTTACCGTCGTCAGCCGCGTCGACCCCGAGGTAATCGACGAGAAACTGACCGAGGGCCGCGGATCCGAACGCGCCCTGGCGCCAGACCTTGTTAACGTGGGCTGGATCGGCAACACCGTTTTGAAATCCGGCCAGACGGCCCGGGTCGGACGCGTAGGCGTCGTCGGACTGAACGAGCGCGCCGTCGGCCGACGCGAACGTGAGGAGCTTATTTACGCCGGCCATTCGAGTTCACCCTCACGTATTCATCGAGCTTTGGACGACCTTCGGATCGGCGCCCCAGGCTCCGCGTCCGAAACCAGCGATCGCCGCGGTCTCGGGTCCGAAGCCGAACAACGGGGCGCGATCGACGGTCGTGACGAGATAGGTTATCCCGGCCCCCATTGCTTTAATCGGCAAAAGACGCGCCGCAAGAACGGCGAGATCGAGCGATGTCGGGACCTTACCCGAGAAACCGATCTTGAGGCTATACCCAAGCGAATCGGGGCCGGTGACGCCGGGTCCCTTCCATCGTCCGGCCCCGAAGCCTTTGTCCGGATCGCCGAAGGTAAAATACTTGATTGGCTGCACGGCCGGCGCGTTATCGTCGACGGTGATGAGCGTCATCGGATCGGTGAAATAAGTTCGAAGGATCGCGAGAATTCCGTCCGGGGTCCCGTCCCAGGAATTCGAGACGATCTTCGCGCGGAGAAGCTTGCGATAAAGATCGTCGGGAAGGACCGACAATCCTTCGCCGCTATCGTACGGCCCCTTCCAGTAACCCTTCCCGAAACCGAGATTCGGATCGCCGAACGTGAAGAAGACGTTCGGGAGCGGAATCGGGACGGTACGCCCGAGACCGACCCACTCGCCGACGCCGTCGAGCTGAACGCCCTCGGCGAAATCGAGATCGTAGGCGAGCGGAATTGTGCTGATTACGGCCTGAGCGTCGGCGTACGGCTGAAGGTTAGCCCGAATCGTCGCGAGGAATTTCGCCTTGATAGGCGTCGACTGCCAGGGCGTGACGAGCGCGACGTAATCATCGACCGTCGGCGTCGCGGTGCTGTCGGCGGTGAAATCTGGGTATCCGGTCGCGTCCGCGGTGACGGGATTAAAAGGGATCCCCATCAGTTGCTTTCGATCTCGTTCACGGGACGATACTCGTCACGACGCTATCGGGAGTGCACGTCGACCGCTCGTCGTAAGCGATCGGAACGTCGGCCGGAAGGGGCGCATTGCCGTCTCGGCCGATCGCGAACGAGACGATCTCGTATCCAGAAGCCGCCGCGACGCCGTTCAATTTAGCCGGAACGTAGGCCTGATCGACGTAGACGCCGTTTCCGATCCCGCGCGCGTTCGTCCAGTCCGAGACGGCGGTCCGGAGATCAAGGTCGGTCTTCGCTGTGTACGAGCCGAGCTTCCGGATCCCGATCGCGTACGAAACCGGGACTGCGATCGAGCGCGAGAAGGCAATCTTCCGGACGATCCCGGTTTGATCCGTGACTTCCTGAATCGTCGTTCCGTAGGTCCCAGCGTTACCCTTCTTCCGACGGATGATCTCCGCGATCACCGCGGCGTCGCCGCCGTCGATCACGATCGAGATCGAATGGCCCGGGAGACCATTGGCGTCCGGGTAATCCATATCGTTCTCGTACGGGCGGCACCGAACGACGCCCGTGATCGCGAGAAGGGCCCCGAACAGTCCTTCGAGCAGGCTCTGGGATGGAATCGCGGTCGAGACGGATTGGCGCTGTCGAAGAGCGCTATCGCTTTCGACCGGAGCGCCGGGCGCCGCGGCGGCGAGATTCGTCGCGGATTGCCAACCGTTTTGGATCGTCGCAATCGCGCCCTTCCCGTTAGCCGTATCGATCGCTCCGGGGGCGAGGGCGACGGCGCCGAGCGTCTGACATGTCCCGGTCACGGTAATCTGACCGGTGTCAGGGATGAGGAAGTCGGGGAGATCCCACTTATTTCCGTTAGGATCGGATAAGACTCCGCCCGCGACTGTAATCCCGGCTCGACCGACGTTGAGGAAGTCGCAAGTCGAGAACGTTGCGGCCATTCTCCGGATGCCGTTTATCTTCACGACGGAAGAGAGACCAGCGCCCTGCGCGCCCGAGGGCGGGAACGAATTGACAGCCTTGAGCGCCTCGCCGTTCACGTCGTCGAGCGCCTGAGCGAGAAGGGCGAGAAACTGGCCGTCCTGACAGTCGTTCCCGAGATAGGTGTCTTCGCCGTAGATCTTGCGATAAACGCCTTGGACGAAATCGAGACAGTCCTGGAGGGGCGGTCGAGCCGCGCCCGTGGCCGAGATCTGAAGGACCGGCGTCTGACCCATGTTCTAGCGTCCGAATTCGACCTTCGTGTTCAGCCGCGCCGCCGACGGCGTCGATCCCGAACTCGCGTCCGATGAATACGCGGTTTCGATCTCAACCGAAACTGTGTACTGGCGCGGTCCGGAATCATACGCCCCCGAATAGGTCTTGATCTGCCGGACGCCGGGAGATCCGACGATACGGGCCTGAAGGACGGCGTCGCGAACGTTCGCCGTATAGCGGCCGAGAACGCTTTGCTCGTACGGCGTTCCGTCCGAGAGGTCCATGTACCACTGGCCCTGCCAGAGATTGATCCGGCTCTCGACG